AATATTGAAGGTGTGGCTCTATTTTGGGAAGGTCTGTTCATGTTATTACTTATGTTGGTGCTCGCAAAGGTAGCACTAGCTGGCATCATGGATAGACATGCGTGTATACCCATCACTGAACTGTCACAATAATCATCATGTTTACCATCTGGAGCAGATATTCGTTCTGTTTTGTTAGCTGCATCCATAACATATTCTAATTCACAGTGTTCTCTTATCCATTTGTTTACTAATTTAGCCTCATTCGGTTCTAAATCTTTAGGATGTGGTATTTTTACTATCCCTTGTTGTATAAAAGACACATAGTCTCTGTAAGCTTGGGTTTTGGTACCCTTTGGGCCTCCTGTAAATACGAAAGGTATAAAATGCCTTCCATCTTCATAACAAGCCTTTCTTATGTCCTGCTCAATCGCACCCCCAATACCAGTAGCGTCAATAATAATACGCTCAGCCCCAAAGTCTCTAGCAGTGTCAACGATACGTTGACGTTGATATGGTATATCGTGTCCACCTGTTCTAGGATTGATTTCTTCCAACGAAATAAGTCGTGCAATATTTCCTTTTGCATCTTTCTCGACGGCCCAAACGCTAATAACAGTGCTATTAACGGATTTACCAATATCCACGGCCACAGTACAATTCGGATAAACTGTTCCTCTAGGCGCGAAAGTGGTTCCTCTTTGTCTACATGCTTTGATAGCTTCTGGATTGAAGATTTGTGAGACGGACTCGACGAATTCGCACTCATATTCTGTTCTCCAATAAATTGAATCTTCACCCCATTCCATCATCTTGTCAAGCATTTCTGTTTCGGTATATGGAGGCGAATAGGCTCTACCAGCCTTTACAGCATCTCTCCACGTATACACTAATCTTGTAAAGGTGTCTGCATAAGCGTCGTCATACAAATACCTCCACATGTGGTTTTCTTTACTTTTCGGGGTACCTAAGTTAATAAAAGGTGCCTTATTTGCTATAACACAAGGCTCTACATTGTCAATGAACAACCTATCACTGATAAGTGGACTCTCATCCACAATTAAGAATGTAGGGTGCTGGCCACGTATAGCTTGCCCTTGGTTAGATGCAGCTACGGGAGCTCTACGCAAAACTGTGCCCCCTTTAAGTGTTATGTTAGGCTTGTTATGGAATCTGTAATTCTTAACTAAGCCTGATAAAAATGCATTGTCAGCGAAATGCCTATATACATAGTTAAAGATAAGTGAAGCTTGGTCCTCTGATGGAGCCAAGATAAATACTAAATCTCTGAATCTCTTAAAAAACATGTAAACAGTAGCAGAAACAGAGAGAGCGAACGATTTACCAGAGCCCCGTGGAGCCAAGATAGCCATTTTACGCTGTTTTCCATTGGCGGGGTGAGTGAGGGAAGTGACAACTATACGTTCTTGTAGTGGTCGCAATTTTAAAGGTCTGTTATGTTGGTCAACAAGGTACGCATCACAAAATGCACGAACTAAAGTCGTCATCTTACGTTCATCGTTTCTACACTTTTCGAATATAGCCTCTAATGCTCTTGAATCATGTGCTCCAGCACCTGATATTGCAGCATTAAGACTTTTCGTCTGATTCACTATCGCCGTCATTGGCTAAGTCTCCTAAAAGTGAAGCAAAATCTTCTGATTTCGTTTCGGTTACAGTAGGTATTTCAATATTAAGAGCACGAAACTCAGTGTGAATGTCCCGTACAATACTATTTCTCTGTCGCAATAACTCTGTTCGAGCGTGTACATCCCGAATAGATACAAGAATTTCTTCCCAAAGCACGTCTTCAAGAGCGAGATTTCTCGCAAGAAGGCGAACAAGCTCAGCATGCCTAGCATACTCAGCTTCTCCCACCCTCTTACGAAGTTTCTCCTCATATTCCTCAACTTCCATTACTTGGTTTCGTCGAGTGCTGCCTTAACTTTAGACTTAACTAATGCTGCAAGTTCATCATCTTTTTCATCCCAAGCTGTAATTAATACATTCTTGACTAATGAATCTTTGATGTGTTTTTGTGCAGTTTCATCAAGTTTCTCGAAGGCTTTCATCTGTACTTTAGATAGATTCTTATCTAGCATACCCATTAACTCAGCTTCGTTATTCTTTATATATTTAAAGACTAACAATTTAACAGCTGGTACAGTATAAGCGATATAAGCGCCCATACATAGTACTATAGCAGCTAGTGCCATAAGTAATGGTTCGTCCATTAGAGTGTCTAACATTCCAGATTCTTCTACAGTATCAATGAGTGCAGTGATGTTTCCATCGTCTACTGTCTCATTTGCTGCTGTTTCGTTATTTGTTTCGTTTGCCATGGTTTTCACCAGATAAGAGTAAGTACAAAGCACTATATAAAGCTTTCGTTAAGACTATACCCATCCGTGGTCGAGGCCCACAGCTTTAACTGGTCTATAGAACCAAGTAGCGCGAGTTCGGTCAGCTGTGTCAACACCCATACGGAAATTAGGAGCAGTGGTATTACCTTTACAGTATATAGGAAAACGGAAAAATGTCGTATAGGTATCACTACCTTTATTACGTGCGCCGGGATAGGCTGTAACTCTTTCCCAATCTGAAATAAGTAAGTTCCATCCCCAATGGTCGTCTTGGTCCCCACCACCAGCGTGATTTGTAGCTGCTTCACAAATTTCTTGCGTGGCGTGGTATGGTGTAGCAGATGGGTCGCTATATTCGTCACATTTGTGTGTGTTATCTAACCACGGTATAGGGATGCTTTTTGAATCTTCCTTGTGGATAGCAACTTCAGCTATTGTAACACCATCTGCGTTTATCACATGAGTTTCTGCTAAATGTGCACCACCAAAGGTATTATAAAGATTTATCATAGAAACTCCCCATATTTGGATATCTTCATTATATGTATCTGTTGTTCCCGGTATATATGCTGTTTTGCTCAGTTCGTCAACAGTTACTGCCGATAAGAATTTATATCTTATAGAAGAACTACCAACAGACTTAGAATTTAATACTGTGTAACATATGGTAACTACCATTTGGTGATTAGAACCTGAGCTAGATGGCCTTATTATTGCTCCTCCTTCTATCAAAAGAGGTATTGGTAAATCTATTGTTACATCTAAACCTCCATCTGTGTCTTTGTTTGCTGGAGGTACAGTTATAGTAAAAACCTCATTGGCTGGAACAGTTGTATCATTTTTGCACCAGAAATGTAATTGTTTAGTTTGGTCTAGATTGACGTAACCAGTGCCATCATTAATTACTTTAATCCAATGTATAAGTATATTTCTATCATCATATCCGCTCGTCGCACCTGTCTGCAACCCAGCTCCAGTAGCGGTCCCACCAGCGTCAGCTATATTAAATGCTGAAGTAGTAGTAGAGCCGGCGGCAAATGTATAAATTCCCATTCTGGAGACTATACGTGGTTGCAAATCATGAGGCTTGAATCGCCCCGGTTCTCGGCCTGTTGCCTTTCTTACTTTTACCATATTTTTTTCTCGTTGTGTGGCCCCCAGAAGACGCGTTATGCGTTTTAATTTCTGTGGTTTTGTGGTCTGCTAGAGAGCCACCTAAACACATAAGGTAGGCACCTATATAAAGCTAACGTCGCCAAAAACCTGTCTGATAAACTTTGCCACCATCCATCTCGATAAAACACTTCATACATCTATCGGTGTCACTAGGCTTTAGCTTGTTCCCACAATGTTTGCAATATCTTGCATTCATGCTATCTATGCCTTATGTATTAAGACGTGGTGCCAGTTCAAACCTTCTTTATATATCTCGCATAGAAACACTGTATCTGCTGTATCTATAAGTTCTAAAGCTGTTTCTAATGCTGCTGCTGCTAATGCAACTGAATCATTTATTCCGGTTACTGTTGTTAGTACGTTATTGCCCATTTATTTACTCCTTTATTTTTTTGAGGGTTTGACACCATGGTGGTGCTTTTGCTCATTTTGTTCTATCAAGTGCATTTGCTCTTGATGCTTGCTCTCTTGGTCGTGTATTTGCTGTTGGTGTTTTGCATTCATATCAATAATTGCTTGTGCTTTTTTTTGAT